ATCTTGGTGCGAAGGAAGTTCAATGCGCGGGTGTAAGCCTTGTTGAGACTGTAAGAGACGGAGGAATCGCAAAGTTTATCTTTTTGTTTCTTGAGGCCGGAGAGGCGAGTTTTCCGTTTTCTGTATTTGATAAAGTAGCCGGCTTTTTTGATTCAGCTATTGCCACAGTAGCTCAAGTACAAAACGCTTTCGTTGAGATTTTCTCAATTGCACAGCTTCCTAGTTTCGCCGTCGACAGTGCATCGGCACTTGTTACAAGGTTTGCAGATACGGTGAGTACGGTAACAAACGGTATACGTTCGGTGCCAAACTTAAAAGCAGACCTTGACGAATCGGTTAACAACCTAAAAAACAACGTTGAGTCTCTTCTTAGAAACGCAGATGAGCTATCGGTCGAGATTGAAAGCATACTTGATCAGCTAAAAACAGTTCCGCCAGATCCCGACGAAGAAGAACAAGACTACACGGTAAATATTAGAAGCGGAAAAGACGATAGGCTCGAAGTCTTTAGGGCGTTTATAGCTTTTGACGGCGGATCGGCTGATATTCCAGAAAACACCCCTACCCGTCAAACTGAAAAGAAAAACGCGAGGGCTCTAGAAGATCTTATCTCTCAAATCGCCCTTGCAAAACTTAGCGAGCAAGCTGTCAGTAAAAGTTGGGATTCAAACGACGAAGCTCTTGAAATGAGAGAGAGTATTACTGAGCACCTAGATCAGAATATGAGCTCAACCGATAACGATGAGGTTTACCAGGCTCTAAAAGATATGAACGCAGCCCTTACCGAATCGCTTCCAAACACAGACTCTGGGCTTGCAAACATTAAATCCCATACTCCTATCGAGGCAACGCCTTCACTTCTTTTGACCTATGATCTATACGAGGCTTCGGACAACGAGCAAGACATATTAGATAGAAACGCAGTTAGACATCCGGGTTTTGTTTCAGGGCAGTTAGAGGTACTTAGTGGCTAGCTTAACAGAAACAATTATAAACACCTCTCTTCCTGGCGTCTTTGATAAGGGAAAAGGCATACTTGACGCAGTTACTGTGCTTGTAGGAACCAACCTATTTGATTCTTGGAATTCGGTAGCTATCTCAAGAAACATGAATAGTCTTTGTGGGGGATTCTCGCTTTCTTTTACAGACAAATGGAAGCAGTCAAAATCAAAGTGGGATCTTAAACCAGGCGAGACGATTCATATAAAGATTGGCCTTGAGCCTGTACTTACTGGCTATATTGACTCTCTAGATGTTTCCATTTCAAACGAAGATAGAACAATCTCTATTTCTGGTCGAGACAAGACAGCTGATTTAATTGATTGCTCTGCAGTGCACGTTCCAGGGGAGTTTAAAAAGCTATCTATTTCTGCAATTGCAGCGATTCTTTGCCTACCCTTTGGCGTTCCGGTCATATCGAAGCTATCGCCTAATCCAATCATTCAAAAATGGACGATTAAAGAAGGAGAATCAGTTTTTGAAAACTTGGTGCGAGGTGCTAGTAGTGTTGGCGCTCTTTTACTTACTGACGCTTTGGGTAATCTTCTTATTGAAAACAGGGCTCTTTCGAATGCTTATGATAAATCCAGCACTGATTTAATCCAAGGTGAAAACATTATTTCAGCCAGTGCTACCTATGACAACTCTGATCGCTACCAATCATATGCCGTTAAAGGTCAAAGCTCGGGTGATGATTTTTATAACGGTGCGGTTATCACGGCACCAACCGCTTCGGCTAGTGATCAAGGGGTATTAAGGTACAGGCCAAAAGTTGTCATTGCAGAAGGTAACGTCGATACGACGTTGGCTCAGTCACGGGCTAATTGGGAAGCAAATATAAGAGCCGCCAAGGCTGTAAACGTTAGAGTAACTGTTCAAGGTTGGCTTAAAGCAAATAAAACTCTTTGGAAAGTAAACGAGCTTGTACGTTGTACGGCTCCCTACGTTGGTATCGACTCGGACATGCTTATAAGCGGGGTGAGTTTTAATAAATCAGTCGATCAAGGAACAACGACAACCCTAACGCTTACAAGACAAGATGCGTTTAATCCCGCTCCGTCTCTAGCTAAGAGTAAAGATCCAACAAATAACTTGGGTTGGGATAGTGTTTTTGCGAGTGTGATATGAGTGATCTAGTGAAAAACATGATAGTCAAAGCTTTAGAGCCTATTAAAAGACGTGTTCTTTTAACAGTTGGTAGGGCTATCCTCACTTTAGTCGATGACTCGCTAAAACTTCAAGGCAATCAAATCTCACTTCTTGCAGGAGAGCTTAGAGACGTTGAGCGTTTTCAAGAATATGGGTTTACTTCAGTACCTCTTCCAGGGACCGAAGCTATAGCGGTCTTCGTCGGCGGTAACCGAGAAAATGGAGCGGTCATAGCCACAGGCGACCGAAACACCCGACTAAAAGGTTTAAACCCTGGCGAAGTCGCTATTTATGACTACCTTGGAAATTTTATCAAGCTCAGCTCTAGCGGAGAAATAAACGTAAGCTCTTTAACAAAGGTAGTAGTTGAGTCGGCAAAAGCCGAGGTTAAGTGCAACGTGGTTGAGCTTGGAAAAAGCGGGTTGGAGAAAATTCTAAACGGTGAGAGCTTTCAAACATATTTTAATACTCACGTGCATAACGGAAATCTTGGAATACCAACGGGTCCGCCCACGGTACCAAGTGATCCAACACATTTAAGCACGGCTGTTAGTGCGGCGAAGTTGCCAGTGTAGAGGAAACCCAATGGCTTTAGATAAAGATACGCTTAGTACTTTGATGCAAAACGCAATAAAGGCCAAAGAAAACGTAACCGTAGATGAGAAGCTAGTAAATATCTGTGACAGCTTAGCTGATGCAATCGTGACTCATATAACCTCGGCGGCTGTTGTTGCAATGGCAGGTGGCGGTATTGATTCAAACGGAGACACACTAGTAGCAAACACGGGAACAATAACATGAGTGATATTGGACTTTTTTTTGACACCGAAGGGCTTATTGATATCGATTTTGAATCGGGAGATTTGAAATCTGACGGCGGACTTGAAACCGCAGTTCTAATAAGTCTTTTCACAGATAAACGCATCACCTTAGCGGACATGCCGCCCGGAGAAACAAGCAAGAGAGGATATTGGGGAGATATGTATCCAGAGATAGAAAACGATCAGTATGGCTCGAAGCTTTGGATTTATGACAGAGCAAAGCGCACAGAAGAAACCCTTGCTCGCTACGAAGAAGAAGCCAAGCAGTCTTTAGCTTGGATGATTACAGACGGCGTCGCCGATTCAATCGAGACCGAAGCAACTTACCTAGATAACGGTGCGCTGTGGCTAGAAATAACAGTTTATAGAAACCAGGAGTCCCAGCGTTTTAGTTACGTATGGGACAACCAAGAGTTAAGAAGGGGCTAAAATGGCTTTCGTTAGACCTACGCTTGATACGATAATTGATCGGGTTAAAACAGACATAAAAGGCTCAGTGGGTGTAACCTCAATACTTAGACGCTCTTTTCTAGAAGCAATTTCTAAAGGCATTGCGGGCGCAGCTCACATGCTTCACGGACATCTTTATTGGGTGTCTCGTCAAATCTTCCCCGATCAAGCCGACCAAGAATACTTAGAACGGTGGGCTTCCATATACGGTTTTGAAAGAAAGACGGCAACGTACGGTAAATACACGGTTGACGTTACAGGCACCAACGCAAGTGTACTTCCAGCGGGTACGCTTTATCAAAGAAGTGACGGCCTCCAATACGAAGTCGACTCGGATGTAACAATTGCGGCTGGTGTTGGTACTGCAACGGTAAGTGCAAGTGGAGCCGGAGCAGACTACAACCTAGAATCAGGAGATCAGATAGAACTAGTATCTCCCGTTAGTGGAATTAACTCTGCTGCAGTTTTTAATTCAACAACAACCGAAGCTGAAGACGAAGAATCAGACGAACAACTTAGAGCGCGTCTAGTGGAGCGAATCCAAGAACCCCCATCCGGTGGACGCGCTACTGATTATCTTCTATGGGCTAAAGAAGTTGCCGGAGTGACGAGAGCTTGGGTTCTTCCCGCACATCTTGGAGAAGGATCGGTAGGGGTAAGTTTTGTTGAAGACGACGAGACAGACATTATCCCAGACGCAGCAAAAGTTGACGAAGTTCAAGACTATATAGACGACGAAAAGCCCGTAACAGCTGACGTAACTGTGTTTGCTCCAATTGAGCTCACAGTTGATATGACAATAGCGATAAAGCCAAACACTGTGGCTGTTCAAACTGCGATAAGCCAAGAACTTAAAGATCTATTTTTCAGAGACGGGCAAGTTGCCGGAAGTTACAAAACAGTGAGTGAAACCTACGACGGTGTGATTCCTCTTTCGAAAATCAACGAAGCAATTTCTATTGCAGAAGGTGAAGAAGATCACACGGTAGTTTCTCCGACTTCGGACGTAACACCTTCTACGGGAGGTTTAGCAACATTAGGGACGATTACATGGCAAACGCTACCTTAATTGACAAATATAAGCGCCTCGTCGGTAAGCTATTCCCTATTGGTAAGGCATGGGAGAAGGTTCGTCGGCACGAGCTTTTAGAAGGCGTGGCAACTGAATTCGCACGCGTTCACGAAAGAGCTCAAGACTTACTTGTAGAAATAGATCCTAATCAAACAACAGAAATGCTTGAAGATTGGGAAGAAATGTTAGGTCTTCCCGACGAATGCTCGCCCGAGGGACAAAACGAAATCGAACGCAGAGAGCAAGTAGTACAAAAGCTAACCGCACTTGGCGGCCTTAACGCGGCTTACTACGAGTTTTTAGCAAAGAAACTTGGATATGACGTCACGGTTACTGATTACACCCCTTTTCGAACCGATAGCAGACTCGGTCGAGTAGGAAAACGCCTCACAAATAGCGAGCGCCTCCGTTGGCAGTTTAGAGTCGGAACGAACACCGTAGGTCAACTGATTAACAGTTGGGGTTGGCTCTATTATTTCGAAGTCAATATGCCTGCCACAGAAACTACAAAGTTTAGAGTTGGGTCAAATACGGTAGGTGAAAGGTTAGTTGTATATTCAAACCCAGTGCTTGAATGCACTATGAG